GCATGGGTCAACTCTGGCGGAGACTACCTGGTACTTCTTCCACGGCTACCATGACTCCGTGAACAACCTCATCGGGATTTCAATTAACAACGGAACTCCGGTAACGGTTGCCTACACTTACGGGTCGCATAACGGAACCTACCCCCTCATTGTAGGCAGGGAGCTTGACCAAAACTCGAACTACTGGAACGGACGCATTGACGATATTCACATCTGGAAGAAGGTTCTTTCCTCTCAGGAATTGACCGACCTTTTCAACGGCGGGAGTGGGAACGCCTGGTCGAGTTCTTCTTCCAGCTCGTCGTGCCGGTCAAGTTCCTCGTCATCGTCAAGCTCCTCAAGGAGTTCAAGCTCCTCGTCTTCGCGGAGCAGTTCGTCGAGTTCCTCTTCTCGGTCAATCTCGTCAAGCTCCAGCCGGAGTTCTTCGTCGAGCAGCTCGTCAAAGTCCAGCAGCAGTTCCTCGTCCATATCGCGGAGCAGTTCGTCGTCGTCCCGGTCGAGCAGCAGCTCTTCGTCTTCCAGCTTGTCGAGGTCGAGCAGCTCGTCGTCATCTTCTCGCTCGATCAGCTCATCGTCATCCAGCTCGTCTTCAAGTTCCAGGGCGTTGCGCTGGACGGACCGCATTGAAAACATGGAGACCACATGACCCTCTCAGCGTTCAAGACTTACGTTCGACAAAACTTTAAGCGGACGGACAAGGATACCGAGCTTGTCCAGGCGTACAACGACATGATCACCTGGGTCGCGGTTCGGATGCCGGTGGGGAACTACAAGTTCCAGGCGTGGATCAACACGGTGGTCGGGCAGGAGGATTACCCGGTCCCGACCAACGCGATCCACGTCTTTCACCCGATCCGGCTTCTGGACGGGGCGGCCTCCGGGGATAGCGGCTTTCAGTTGGAGAAGCTGACGAAGGAGGAATACGACCTCCGGGAGCCGAACCCGAACCGGACCGACCCTTCAACGGGGAGTCCAGAGGCGTACACCATCTTCTCAAGGTCTATCCTTTTGACCCCGATCCCGGACTCGATTGAGTACCTCATCGAGATCAACTGGAGCAAGAGGCCAACGGCTTTGAGCGCGGACGCCGACCTTCCCGGCTTGGGGGCAGAGTGGGACGAGGTGTTGAGGCAGGGAACCCTCGAAAGACTTTACGAGTCGGTCGGGATGCTTCAGGAGGCACAGTATTGGGCGGCGAAGTACCGGGACGGAGAAGGCAACCCGGTGGGGATGTGCAAGACCTTGTTTGAGATTGAGTCCGATCGGGAAGAGTCTCGGATCGGGCAAGTTCAGACGAACGATCTTTAGGAGGAAACATGGCGCCACCGACGTTTATTGAGACCTGGGACGAGTCAAAGCCGGCGGGAAGCCGAGCCCTTTCTCTGGGTGATGACGACCTGAGAGAGTTCAAGCGAGCCATCCGAGAACGGCTTGCCGTAGATCACAAGATGGTGGCTGACGAAAGCGGGGTCACGACCGTCGGGTATCACCTTCAGTCCACGTTCATCGACAAGGCAGGGAACCCGATTGTCGTCAGCGGGGCGGGGATATTGTTCTCCAAGACGGTTTCCGGGGTGGTCGAACTCTGCTACATGGACAGCGCCGGGGTTGTATCTCAGATCACCACCGCCGGGGTCTTGAACTCACCGGCGGACAGCGTTCAGGCGAAGACCGGGGACTGGATGCTTTCGAGCGTGGCGACCGCAAGAGGCGGTTGGACCAATGTTTCGGCGACGTACAGCAACAAGTTCATTCGGATCAACGCGACTCCTTTGACGACAGGCGGGGTGGATACCCACCTCCACTCCGGGGCAAGCCATACCCACGCGGCTGGGACTTACCAAGCAGACGCAACCTCCGGTGGAGAGAACGTCGGCGGTGGGGCTGGGGCGTCTTCCAAGTGGACGCACACTCACTCCGTCAGCGGGACAAGCGCTGCGGGAGGAACCGGGGACACCGGATCTTCCAGCAATGTCCCTGCCTATGTTCAGGCGGTCATCTTCCAGAAGAACTGATGGAGAACGGGCAGATCGTAAAGAGGGATGAGGGGCTTCCGGCTCCCGGGTTCGGGGTAGCCGGGCAAGTCCTTTGCCCTTTGATGTCCTTGACTCACCCGGCGATGTGCGTAAAGGGGGCTTGTGAGATGTGGGTCGAGCTGACTTACGGGGCGGGTACAAAAGACCAGCGTCAGGTCGGGCGGTGCAGTTACGCCTGGACCGCTATTCTCCAAGCCGAGAACACACAGGAACTCATCAAGCTCCGTGAAGCGCTAGAGAAGCGGGGGGATCATGTCTGAGCTTTTGCGTAAAGGGATTGCCATGCCGATCAAGGGCGCGGACTATTCTCGCCCTTCCAAGTTCATCGACCCGATGGCAGGGTTCTCCAAAAACATGAGGTCTCACCGCGGTCAGCTTCGCAAGAGACCGGGGAAGACCCTTCAGGGGAATCGGATTTCCGATTCCAACCCCATCATGGGGGTCGGGCGCATGGAAGCGCCGGGGAACATTCGGTACCTTCTTCGCGCTTCCAAAACCCAGCTGGAGGTTTTCGCTCCGTCCACCGGCCTTTGGAGTTCGATCTCCGGAACAGCTTTCACAGGGGATGATACGAACTTCTTTGATTTTGCCAATGTGACGGAATCGAAGTTCATCACGATCACCAACGGGTTCGACAAGATCCGCAAGTGGGACGGGTCCGGCAACGCCTCGGCTTTGGGGGGAAATCCGGCGAACGCCAAATACCAGGCGTATCTCACTCCGTATCTTCTCATTGCCAACTTGATTGAAGCCGGTGACGAGAAACCCTGGAAGGTGAACTGGTGCGACACCGCATCCCCGGAGGTCTGGACGGGTGGGAACTCCGGGGCGGCTTTGATTACGGACGAGCCGTCTTCCATCCAAAACCTGAAGAAACTCAACGAGTTCGCCGCTATCTACAAGAAAGAGTCTTTGGTTCTCGGAAGAAAGGTTGATCCGCCGGATGTTTTCCTCTTTGAGACCATCAAAAGCGGGGTGGGTCTTTCCGCGCCGCGGGCGGTTGCCGACGCCGAGGGTGTCCATTATTTCCAGGGGTTCAACGACTTCTACCAATGGAACGGGCCGAGCGTTCAGTCCATCGGGGCGGCGATTCGAGATCAGGCGTTTGAGCTGATGGACCCGAACTTCTACGAGAGAGGGTTCGCCCTTCACGTCAAGGCGCTGGACGAGATCTGGTTCTTCGTGGTCAACGTCGGGTCGACCTGGCCTGAGAACATCTGGAAATACAAGTACAAGCTCGGTTATTGGTATGAGGACACTTGTGACGAGATCACCGCCGCGCTTGCGTGGGAGAGGGCGGCGACCCTGGCATGGAACGACGCCGCCGGGACTTGGAACAGCCAACAGACGCTCTGGAACTCCTCGACCATCATTGAAGCGCGGGAAGAGATTATGTTCGGGAACGCTGATGGCTATGCTCTGAAGCTCGACCACACCACGACGAACGACAATGGGGTGGCGGTTTCGTGTTCTCAGGAAACGCTCGATTTCGTCGGGGACGACCTCGAAAACTCCGAGCGCTGGCTTCAGTTCGACGCCTGGTTGTCAGGACCGGGGAAAGTCTACATCGACTACTCCGACGACTTCGGGAGCAACTGGATCAACATCCCGTATACCTCGTCCCAGGCATGGGCGGACACGACCAGCTTGGTGGCGAAATACGAGTGGTACTTCGACGTCTGGGCTCCGCAGATTCGGTTTAGGATTAGAAACGCAGAGTTGGGTGAGGGCTTGCAGATCGAGAGCTACGCCCCTTACTTCTTGAAGAGAGAGGAGATCAGGGCTTACCGATGAATCACGATGAGGTGCAAAAATCATTTCGCTGGATTACCCCCATTACGCTCATGCTGTTGTCCGCCTTACTGACGACTTACATCGGGCTGGCGTCGTCTAATTCGGGGACTCTGGAGGGGATGAAAACAATCATGGCCCTGCGCGGTGAACGTCTCGCCGCATTGGAAACGCGAACTGCCGGAATGGAGGAGTACCTTCGGAAGATTGATAATCGCCTGATTCGGATTGACGATTCGATGACGTTTCTGGTGGCTGAATCGCGGAGAGAACAACAGAGGGGGAAACCATGAGATACCTTGCCGGACTCGCAGTTACGGTCATGTTCCTGGGCGGGTGTTCGCTCTTGAAGGACTACCAGACGGGGCGTGACACCCCTTTGGAGGCGGGGGAGTTGAGCCCGGCGGCTGCGGCCCAGCCGATTGCCGGGACGGTGGGGACGTTCTACCCTCCGGCAACGGCTCCGATCCTCGCTCTCCTGACGGCGTTCGGGACGTGGAGAAGGGGGCGGCGCATCCGCAAGGAACTCCCGGTCAGCGCAAACCCGATCACCGGAACGTGGGGAAATCAGCTTGGGCTTGAGAGCGTGGTCCAGAACGTTTCCAGCATGGTGACGGGTCTTTTCGAGGTCGGGCCTGCCGGGTCGGGGTTACGGCGTGGCTGGAAGGTCGTTTTAGCCACAGGAATCGCCTCCTTAGCCCTTCCCTTGGCTTTTCAGGTGCCTTGGGTAGCTAATCTCGTAGCTACCCATTCGGGGGCTCTGGTGGGCATCCTGGGCGTTTTGACCGCTTTGGTGGCTGGGGCTGAGAAGGAGCTGTCGAAGGTATTGCCTGTCAAGCCGGAGGTCGCATGACTGAAGTTCTGATGATGACCCTGCTCCCAGCCGGGGTCTTGCTCTGGATGCTGGGCGGGTACAAATGGAAGGGTTGGAGGCGGTTCGTCTGGCCTGTCCTGGCAGGGGTCGTGCTGGGGCTGGCTGGCGTTTCGCTTCCCAGGGCTTCGCTGGCGGCGGCGGCTTTGTGCGGGGTGAACCATCTGCCTTACGGGGATCGGACGCCGTGGCCGGCTAGAGTAGGGGTTTTTATAGCCCTGCTTGCCCCGTCCTTGGCTTTGTCCTTCCAAGCCGTCCCGGTAGTCATCCTGGGGGGATTGGCCCTTAGCGGGGCGTTTTTGGCCTCTAGGAAGGTTTCCTGGGTGACCCACAAGGTCTGGGAAGGGCTGGCGGGGTTCCTCCAGGCGGCGGTTCTGATTATGGCGGCGCTCTAAATGCAGATCCCAGGCCGAGTTAAGACCGGGGTAGCCGAGTCGGAGTTCGACAAAGCTCTGGAACAGGAGCTGTTGAGCTATACCTACAAGCTGGCTCAACTCCTGAACGGCGGCTTGGGGTTCATTGACAACTTCAACTTGCAGGAAAAAACGTACACGACCAACGCGGTGGCTAACACGGAGGATGCCGTCGCGCATACGCTGGGAAGAGTCCCCTCCGGCTTCATTGTGGTCAACCGGGATAAGGCAGGGGTACTTTACGACAGCGGTACGGCGTGGACCGCCACGAACATTTACCTGAAGTGCAGCGTGGCGAGTACAGCCGTAAAGATTTACATCTTTTAGGAGGA